CCTTATCACCAGTCCAAACTTCTATCTCCGTTCTCAGTCGATTTTCTGTCTGAAGTGTTGTAAATCTACTACAAGCCTTCTTTTTCCACCATTCTATGATATTCTCCATGTGAAATTTGTCATAGTTCTCCTTGTCTGGTACAAGTTTATCTGTCTTTCCAAGCACCACATCTTTGAAGTTGGAATAACCATAGTTTGAATAGTAGTATCGTTTTCTTTCGGTCAGACCTTTGGCTTTCTGTATAGTGTTCACAAATGTATCATAATCACTCTTATGATTCTTTAATGCGGCCTTAGTCATAGCAATAATCGTTGTACTGATCTTTAACTTGCGGCTAGAAGCATCAGCAGGAACAAACTCACCAACAATTCCTTCAACATAATCTTTCAAATCTTCATATGGTTTGCCATGCATCATTGGCAAAAAATCAGATTCAGTTACACCACCAAATCTTAAATAAGGTTTCATTCCATCATATTGTGACACAGCTTTTGTAGTGCCATATAAACTTGTGGTTTCAAACAGACAAGTATTCATTTTGTATTTTTTATTCAATATTTCACGGACTTCATGCGAACAACAGATACCTGCAAGTAACTTTCCGCCAAGATAATTGAAACCAAAAGGTTGAGCTGGCACAATTACAAACCCCATTGCAGCTGCCCGATTGAAAGCCTTTGTTGTTTCTAATTCATTTGTCATTACACAACCAAGAAGTTCATTTCTTGGCTTCATCATAATTGTTGGAGAACCAAGACGAATAAAACCAACCCATTTCTGAGTTTTCTTTTCCATTACAGCCAAACGAACATTACGACCAGGTGATGATAGATTATTGTGTGAAGATATAATATCCAAATATAATTGCCATCTAGCCGATTCTAATTCCACAATCTCAAAATCCATATCTTGTGGATTCATTGTGAAATCAGAAAATAAATCTTCTTCTGGTCCATAACCAGGCAGAGCAAATGGCATTTCTGCGAGAGAGTTTAATTTCTGCTCTCGCATATACTCATCTATTCGGTTAAAATCACCAAAATAGTTTTCAAAGACCTTAGCACAATGTAAGGCCTGTTCATAATTTAAACTCATACTTTTAAACCGCCAAAGTTACGATTAAATTTACCTTCACGATTACCAAATGTATTAATTGGGCCTGGATCTTCATTTTGACCAGAATCAGTAATGCCTTGCTGAGCGGTTTCTTCTACATCGTATAATCTCATTTTTGACCTATCAACACCAACTACGAATCGCTTGAAGGCATTTGGATCAGAATAACGATTCTTCAATTGCTTGACAAGTATTTGATTTAGGCTTTCTAGTTCTTCATTTGTAATTAAAGCAAACATAAAGTCGGCAGTTGCAGGCAGACCAAATGATTCACTTGTATCCTCCAAACCAGGATCAGAATTGGTGAAACCACTTCTTGTTGTTTGGGTTGCAGAAACAATTGGTAGATTATTTTCTACAGCAAGACCACGAAGTTCTTCAGCAATTGATTTGATATATGTGTAACTGTTTACATTACCGCCAGGTTTGATTCGAGCAGAAGCACAGATGTTTAGATAATCAATAAAGATAATATCTGGTTTAAAACTCTTTTTCAAAGCCAATTCATTCAATAAGGCCCGGAAGTGTAATGATGAAGCACTAGCGGTAGGATACTCTTTGATAATTAATTTGCCGTGCGTTTTAACTTTAAGTGCTTCAAACTTACGTTCATAATCATTTTTACTCATCGTGTGTAGTTCATTGAAATCAACATTGAGCAAGTTTGCATCAATTCTCTCTGCAATCTTTTCTTCTGCCATTTCTAATGTAATGTACAAAACATTATGGCCTTGGGATAAACAAGAACCAGCCATGTGACACATAAACAAGGATTTACCAACACCAGTACCAGCAAGTGCAATGTTGAGTGTTTTAACTGGTAAACCGCCCTTTGTGATCTTATTGAAAATATCCAAATCGAAACGAACACGGCTTTCTACACGATGATAGAAATCATATCGGTCATCAAAGTCTTGCATATAATCGTGGCCAACATTACTATCAAAAGAAACACCAAGAGCATCACTCAATAACTTTGGTATTTCTCCTTTTGATTTCTTAGATTGTTTGTCATCAAGGATATGAACAGATTCCATGATGGCATTGTAGATAGCTTTATCTTGGCAAAACTTTTCTGTTTGCTCAGTAATCCATGCCAGTTCTACTGTTTCATCTTTGGTTTCTTTGATTGTATTGAGGAGTTCAATCGCCAACTTAACTTGTGGTTCAGTTAGCGATTTACTTTCGGTGAGATTAATTACAAGTGCTTCATGTGATGGAAGGTTTTTGTATTTGTTGGTAAATTCAAAAACTTCTTTAAAAACAATTCGTTCAGCATCATCACTAAAATAATCAGAACGAATAAAGGGAATTACTTTACGGGTAAATGCCTCATTGTAAATTAAATTCTTTAGAATCGTCTGTTCCAGCCTCGTCATCTATATCTTTCTCTTTTGTAATCACATTATTATCAAAAACTGACACGATTATGTCACCCATCATTGTATCAAATTTTTTATTTGATTTCAAGTCTTTAATATCAAATTTACCTGGATCATCAACATAATAGTCAAATTTTATTCTAGGAGGTTCTTCATCCACAACTTCTACTTTGCCATAATGATAAACAACTCCTTCAAATTTACCTTTTAAAATGCGAATAGAAGTTACTTTTTCAGCGCCATCATTATCAATGAACTCATAATCTATACTTTCTTTTGGCCATTCTTTTTCTTTTTTAAGCGACAACTTCATTATTTTCTTCCTGCATAATAGAACCAAAAGCAATTGAATATCGTTGCTTAATGTATTCTTTAAATTTTTTATCACTTAAAATATCTTTCCAAAATTCTTTGGCATTCGTATCGCTTTCACGCAACTTGGCACCAATTTCACCAGTTTTTTGGTCAACTTTTGCATACCAACCAGGTGATGGCTTCTGAACAAAACCTCCATCTAAAGCAATTTCTAAAAGACCAGAATATTTCTGAATACCGCCATCAAATGAAACGGTAATAGGAATTTTAGATTTCTCACGAACATAACGAGATTTCTCCACATTGATGATGAAGTTATAACCAGTAACTTCGCCAGCATTTTTATCTTGTTGACGACCAAGAATCCAAATCGTATCAGCTGAGTAATAAGAACCTGTGCCGCCGCCAACAATATCTTTAGGAAACATACCAATCTCTTTGTATGTGTGATTAACAACGATCATTGGCACATCTTTGATTGTGAGATGTGGTGTAATCATACGAAACAATGATTTGATTTGTTTAGCACGGGTCATGTCTGCAACAGATTTACCTTCAAGCGAATCTTCAACTTCTTTGCGTGATGCCAAATTACCAATTGAATCAATGACAATAATCACTTTGTCATCTTTGTCGAGGCCTTGTAACTGATTCATAATGTCATGTTTCAGTTCTTCAATATCGGTGATTGGTGTATGTAATACTTTATTCATATCGATATTGAATGTTTCAAAGTATTTTTGTGGAGTGCCAAACTCTGAATCATAAAACAAAACAACCGCATCTTTATATTTCTTTTGATAAGAAGATGCCATCAAAAGAGCAAATGCTGTTTTAAAGTGTTTAGATGGGCCTGCCAGCATTGTAAGACCTGGTGTAAGGCCGCCATCTAATTGACCTGATAATGCCACATTGACCATTGGCACATCAGTTGGTATCATATCCTTTTCATTAAAGAATTTGGATTTAGCAAGAATAGACGAATCTTTAATCGTTGTATTCTTTTTCAATTTATCTAATAAACTCATGTTAAAATGAACCTCCGTCAAGTCGTGTAATTTTTTCTTTAGGTATAATTTCGTTTGAAGTTGTATCTAAGTATGGCTTAAATGGTACATCATCATCAGGCTGTTTGTCAAGCTTTTCTTCTCTTTTAAAGGTAAACTTTGGCCAATTTATTTGTTTTTCGTGCGGTTTTAATTTGCGGTATGTTTGTTGGGCAGCAATCAACAATAAAACGGCAAGTGGATCAAATACAAAAATAATTGTAATAATTACTGCTCTTACAGCTTTATCTATGAATGATGGATCTTCCTTATCATAGAACATTTCGGCGATGTACTTAATAGGACCAATCTCGGCCGCCAATTTGTTTTCTTCTGCCATCAGAGGTAGTTTTTGTTCAGAAAGTTTCTTTAACTCTGCTTGTGTAGCACGAATATCTCGGTCAACCCTTGGAGTAATTTTTTCTGGATCAGAAGCTTGCTTCAACAAATAATTTAATCTTTCACGAGCAATCTTTTCCTGTGCTTCAACTGTTCGTAATTGAACCGTATTGGCACCAAGAGTCACATTTGATTCTAAGTGAGCTTTTGAAAGATAACCAAAAATGCCCATTGATGTAATCAACATCAACAAAACAATGGCAGTTAAAAAATAATATTTTAAAGCTCGTGTTGTTGCTTTCCAGTTGTTATATAACCAAGATACTGTTACTAACTTTGCAACTTCTAATACTGCACCCATAATGATAATTGGCCAAAAAGAACCAGGAAATATTTGTGCTAAACCAATCACAGAATAAAAAGCTGCAATAGCTGAAAGTGCTAATGCAGTTAAAAGTGGAAAGATTACTTGTGTCATCCGAAAAAATCCTCGATTGAATTTTGTTTTTCTGTTTTCCAACCCATGCAATCTAAAACTACACGAATTGGTTCTAAGAAAGCTTTATCAAACTGTACATCATAGTCAATGAATTCTTGTAAATCCAATTCTTTCGGTAATCGTTGTGGAAAACTAATTACCATATCTTTGACTGGATTTGGCATTTTAAGATAAGCAAACTTCAATTTTTCGCCTTCTTGGATCATAGGATACTTATTCTCCAATCCTAGGCGCTTTAAGTGAAAATTGTAAAGAATTGCACCTTTTACATGAATTGGTGTGCCTTTCTTATACAATGTTACTGAATCGGAGTATTGTGCGATGCCATTACAACCTCTTGGTGATGAAATATCTTCTGGAGGCAATCTATTGAATTCATCACGGAAATTAGCAACAAACTTATGCACATCTTCTTCTGTTCCCATCATCATCAGATTCAAAACTTTTTTCATCTTCTCACGGATAACGGAAGGCGTAGATGATTTAACCATTTCCAAACCCATTACTTTGAGTTTTGGTTCTTTATACACAACACCTTCATTGTTATACACATTCAGCGCATAGCGTTTCTTGGCAGTCCACAAACCTTTGTCTGCCAATGCTTCACGTTTCATTTGCATTTTTTGTGAGTGTGCGTGGACATAATCAGCAAGCTCTTGATAACTTTCGTCAATAAACGGTTGTATTTTATCTTCACAGACCTTGTCCATGAAGGTGATGATCGAATTAGTGTCCGTCTTTTCTTTATACACTTTATCAACGAGTTCACCAAGACGAAGGTAAATCGAATCTGTATCTGAGGCGATAACATAATCTTTTTCTGTCTTTAATAATTTGTTCATAAACAGATTGAGCTTCTTCTCAATCCAACGGATACTTAATTGGCCTGCTTGTGTAACTGCAAGTGCCTGACGCAAATCATAGAAACGAAAGTATTGTGAGCCAAGAGCACCGTAAGCGGAGTTTAATGAAACTTTTTTAGCAAGTTGTAGGTTATTATACCGTGCAATTAGTTTTTCTAACTCCGCTTTTTTCTTCTTATCAGTTTCAACTTGATAATCTTGTTGAGCCTTAATCATTAACTTCTTAAACTTCTTACGATCCTCATACATTTCTTCCATCATTTTTGGAAGAAAGCCTTGCTTGCGTGTTGTAAAGTATTGACCGTTTGGTGTCAATGTAACACCTTCTAGTTTGCTTGTATCAACTTTCATGTCAAGCATTTTGTCAACATTTACGCCATCGGAAATAATACGCCGCATTTCTAATGTGTATTCGTGCGGTTCAATAATTGTTTCTGGTGAAATGTTATACTGAATCAGCAAATGTGGATACAGAGAATTGAGGTCAAACGATGCAACCCAATCGTGCTTGCCAACTTGTGGTTCTTTAACATATGCACCTTCAAATGCTGATTCTTTGTCTTTGCGTTCTTTTGGTGGTACAATAATCTTTTGTTCCAACAAATAACAATTAATCAATGAATCCCACATACGAGTTTGAGCAAATACATCTTCAAAGTTCGTTTTCGTATCATAAGCCAAAGTTACAGCCAGTTCAATTAATTTCAACTTATCTTCTAAGTCTACAATAAGTTCTACGTCTTTAATGTTGTATTCAATAAACTTCTGATAGTTTAATTTATAGAGTTGGTGAAGATTATCATACTCTGAATAATCTAATTTGTTTGTACCAAGTTCTACTGAGGCAATATGGTCAAGTTTATAGGACTCTTGTGACTTACCTGCAGGAGCATACCAGCGGTATAACTCAATATAATCAAGACAAGAAACGCCGAGTATCTCATATGTTGTTTGTTTTTTACCTTTAATGATTTTTTCACGCTCTGCAAGACCACCCCATGGAGATAGTTTCTTGGTCAAATCTGGCCCAAGAATTCGTTGCATACGATTGTGAAGATAAGGAATATCAAAGAATTTAATATTCCAACCAGACATAATATCTGGTGTGTTTGCTTCCCAATCCATCAGGAAAGTTTTAAGAAGGGTATATTCGTCTTGGCACTTGACATAGTCAACATCATCACGAGTATTGTCAAAATCCCCGCATCCGTAAACGCTTAACCTTTTATTTAGTCTTTTTACAGCTACGGCGGTCACCGGTTCGCTGGCGGTGGCTGGGTCCGGGAAGCCGTTTTCTGACCCAACTTCAATATCGATGATGGCTATGTCAAGGTCTTTAATGTCCCAATCTATGACCCCCTTTTGAGTATCAGCAATATAGGCATACTCAAGCCTGGTGTTCCCAAACATCTTGAAGTTTTGAACTTCTTCATACCGTTTGATGAATTCTTTAGCCTCACGGATAGAACCAAATGATTTAGGCTCAAGCACATCCCCCTGCAACGAACGCCATTCGGTATTCTTATTCGTAGGAAAATACAAAGTCGGAGAGTATTCGATCTTTTGTTTTACTCTCCGACCATTGTTGAGGCCTCGATACATAATGTGATTACCGAAGCATAGAACGTGTGTGTAATACTTACTCATTCATTTTTTTGATTTTTTTTGTGTTTTTGTTTTTGGAACTTCAATGCTAGTATTGGGTGTCTTATCCCACATCAATTTATTGTATTGAGCTTCAAGTGTTTCATTAGGTGTGGTAATACAAAGAATGTCTGACATATTAAATTTTATGCCTGTATCAAATTCTACTGTATACTCCAAAAATGGAGCAAAACCTAATTGCAAACCCTCTTTAATTACCTGTTGAAGAACTTGAACGGGTGCTTTTACAATAATCGTTTTGTCATCAACACAATCAACTTGAGCAAGAATTGTTTGATTGGTTCTAAAAGTAACTAACTTGTTTTTCATATTTTGGTCTCCGCAGATAAAACTCCGATTGTAATCCATCTTTTAGGAAATAACATTTCTCTGCCTTGAAAATCCTTCATATCATAATTGGGATCTTGTACCCAACCAACAACCTCAACTTGATTATCAAAATCACGAAGCACCAAGTCATACTTTTCAGCTCTTGGCATCTTATGTTCAATGGCAAGTTTTTTAGCAAGTTCACGCAGATTCATTTTGTTTCCTTAAAGTCATAAAAAAAGTCATTGTTGTTTCTGGCAGAGTGTTTACTAAATTGCTCTACTGAATACAACTTTGTTGCTATTTTAAAATCTGGCATTTTAAATTCAGGTACCGTCAGAGAAGAATCAAAGAATAATGTTTTATTATTTGGCTGTGCGGCGAACTGACCGTTGTCCATCTTAATAAAATTATAACTCTTATGTTCTTCTACTGTTTCAGAAAATCCTGTATTTAAAAAACCAGGGTCGTTTTGGCAAAAGTCAACTGTAAACATATATTGACCAAAATGCCATTTTCTATCTTTGTCTAAGAATTTACACTTCAACAAGCGAAGATTATCTTTTTCAATGATAGTAACATTATAACTCAAACAGTCCCATATTTGCAAGTAATCCAAAGGCAAAGTTGCATTTTTGAGGTCTGTTTGCCTTGATACAAACGCATGTATTGGAAGTTTATCATAAAGAGCACCGTAGTTTGGTAACAGCGCTTCTATACGAAAGGCTTGATTCTTAATACACTTCAATGTCATCCAAATACAAGGTTCTAATTCTCCATGACCTTTTTCAAAGTCATAGAGAAATTCCTTTTTAACAAAGCATTGAATTGGTGGCAAATTATGTACAAGAAATGCCATCTTATTTATTTTCTTGTTGATAAGTTTCTAATGTTCTCTTAA